TTTGGTAGGAACAACATTGCTATCTATAGCAACCCCATAGATGTCACTTCCTTGGCCTTGGCAGACTTTATCCCCAATGTAGGCTGTATCGCTAGGGACTCTGTGCAGAACACAGGCACAGATATTATCTTCCTGTCTGACTCTGGTGTGCGTAGTCTCCAGCGGGTCATCCAAGAGAAGTCCTTGCCTATGCGGGACCTATCTAAGAATGTCCGTGATGACCTTATTACTGCGGTGGCTTCAGAGACAGCTAGCACCATCAAATCTGTCTACTATGACCGGGATGCCTTTTACCTGCTTACCCTGCCAGCAACTAAGGTAACTTACTGCTTTGATATGCGAGGTGCTCTTCAGGACGGCTCTGCCCGTGTCACTATATGGGATAGCCTTGATCCAAAGGCCTTATTTGTTAACCAATCCAAGCAACTGCTGTTAGGCAAGCCTGGGTATATCGCTAGATACTTTGGACACCTAGATAATGCCTCTACTTACCGGCTACAGTATTACACCAATTACTTTGACTTTGGTAGCCCAACAGCCTTAAAAGTCCTTAAAAAGATAGGGTTTGTGGTCATTGGAGGCTCTGGTGACGCTATAGCCATCAAATGGGGCTTTGATTACAAAGAAAATTATAATAGTGAGACGAAATTACTTGACACTGGAGTAGTTTACGAGTATAATATAGGAGAATACAACATTGCTGAATTCTCCAATGGTGTCATCCTAGACCAGTTCCAGATCAATGCAGGCGGTAACGGGGCTGTCTTACAGTTAGGTTTAGAAGCCGAATTAAATGGTGATCCTCTTTCTATTCAGAAAATCGATGTCTATGTCGCACAAGGAAAAATAGTATGAGCAATTACACGAAAGCAACTAACTTTGCATCTAAAGACGCACTCAGTACTGGTAACCCAGCAAAGGTCATCAAGGGCACTGAGATTGATGCAGAATACACCGCTATTTCCTCTGCTATATCATCCAAGGCAGACAGCAATAGCCCTACCTTAACAGGTACTCCGTTAACGCCTACAGCCTCTGCTGGCACTAATACAACACAGATTGCTAGTACAGCCTTTGTTACTGCCGCTGTAGCAGCATCTTTTCCTAGTGGCGGTATCATTATTTGGTCAGGCTCCGTAGCATCTGTTCCTTCTGGGTGGTATTTATGTAATGGTTCTAACGGAACCCCTGACCTAAGAGATAGGTTTGTTGTCGGCGCTGGCTCTACTTATTCTGTAGCGTCTACTGGCGGGTCTGCTAATGCTGTTGTTGTAAGCCATACACACAGTATAACTGACCCAGGCCATGCCCATACTTATGACAAAGCAACAAGTACAGCACCACAGTCGGGAAGTGCTACTCAGTGTTTTACTGCTAATGCAAGCGCCACCACTGGAAGTCAAACAACTGGCATAAGCATTGCTTCTTCTGGTGTTTCTGGAACCAACGCTAACCTACCTCCATATTATGCACTTGCATATATTATGAAGGCCTAAATGATTACACATCATTTTTCAGATAACTTATACGCTAAGGAATGCTTGTTTCCTAAGGGTTCACAGATTGTTCAGCACAAGCATAAGCACGACCACCTGTCTATTCTTGCTAAAGGCAAGGTAAAAGTTGTAGTAGATGATGAAGTTTTTGATATTGAAGCACCGCACTGTTTTAATATCAAAGCCGATAAACATCATGGTGTCTTAGCATTAGAGGACTGTGTTTGGTACTGTATCCATGCTACCAACGAAACAGACATTAACAACATTGATGAAGTTTTAATTAAGGAGTAGTATTATGCCTTGGATAGCGGCAGCAGCAACTATAGGTGGTAGTTTATTAAGCTCTAGTGCCTCAAGATCAGCGGCTAGTCAACAAGCAGCGGCTTCCAGAGAAGCATCGCAGGCTCAATTAGAAGCTGCAAGGATAGCAGCCGAAGAAGCCCGGTTTAGGCCTGTAGGCATCTCCACTAGGTTTGGACAGTCACAGTTTCAGTTTGGACCTGAGGGCCGTCTTAGTGGTGCTAGTTATGCTGCATCGCCAGAGGTACAGGCGCTTCAACAACGACTCTCTGCCCTCTATGGAGACAGTCTAGGGCTTGCTGAACGTGCTATAGCGCCCTCTGAAACATTATTTGGTCTAGGTCAACAGTACCTTGCACAGACCCCACAACAGGCTAGGAATCAATACCTGCAAGAGCAGTATGCAATGCTTGACCCGATCCGTCAGCGTGAAGAGGCAAGATTGGGTGCTTCTGTATTTGGTCGTGGTCGTGCAGGCCTCAATATTGGTGATATTGGTCAGCCTGAGTTGGCTGCATTGGCTACGGCAAGGCGTACACAAGACCTGCAATTGGCTGCACAGGCAGAACAGGAAGCAAGGAATCGTATTGCTTACGGCACTGGGTTGTTTGGTGAAGCCGGTAGACTACAGACTACAGCACTGGCACCGTTCCAAACTCAGTTTGGTGTGTCTCAATTGCTTGAGCAGGCAGCATTACAGCCTCTAGATATCGGTGCTCAGTTGGGCGGTAGAACAGCAACAGCAGGGGCACAGGCTGGTCAATCATTGTTACAAGGTGGTTTAGCAGCATCGCAGACCAGACTTGGTGGACAACAGCAACAGATTGCCGCTAATCAGTTAGCAGGCCAGAACCTGATGAACAGTTTCTTTAAGAATCTTGGATTTGGTCAGCAACAAGCACCAGCACCACAATCTACGGCATCTGCATACTATCCAATGGGAACAGGTAGCGGTAGCGGTTTTGCTTATAATCCTGACATTGATACATCAGGCGGTTATTACGGAAGTTCTTCAGGCTTTGAAGATATGAGTGGCGGTTATAGCCCTTACTAAAGGAAATATAAATGGCAGAGCAAACATTATTTGGTTCTTACAACCCTGAACTAATTAAGCAGGCTATCGAGGCTGAAAGAGAGCGTAACCTATTAGAGCAGGCTAAGTTAACTCCTCAGCAGATTACATTGCTTGGCGCTGCTAGATCAGGTCAGCAGCTAGGCGGTGCCTTGGGCGGTGTTGTTGGTAGTTTATTTGGTAATGCTCCTGTGCAAGACCCAAGGTTACAGCAGGCACAGTTGGGACAGCAGGCCTACCAAGAAGCCTTAGATGCCTCAGGTGGCGATGCCTCTTCACCAGATTTCTTTAAGAAGTTATCTTCCTCTGCGGCTAGATTGGGTGTAACTACCTTGGCTCAACAAGCTGCTGTACAGGCCGCTAAGTTAGAGGCTGAGCAGATGCAGGGCTTCCAGAGAAAGGCTGCTGGTATAGCGTCCTTGGCTCAGGCAACTAGGGAGAAAACAGAAGCGCCTCTAACCATTGCTGATCGTACTCGTCTAAATGAGTTAATTCGAGACTTTGGTACTGATGAGGGTGCTAGACGGTTTAGAGCAGAACGTGATGAAGCAGAGCGTAAAAAAGCCGCTGCCGGTGCTCCTCCTCAGACACCCACAGAGAAAGCAACATTACCGGGCAAAGCTACACAACTTGGTAAAGTTGAAGAAGCTGCTCTTCAAGGCGCTAAAACAATTGAAACAGCCAATTCTATTGACCGTGTTTTAGATACAGCATTTACTGGCTTTGGGGCAGATGCTAAACTGCGTGTTGGTCAGATTGCAGAAGCCTTTGGAGCAACTGTTACTGGGACATCCGACACAGAGCAATTAAAACAGTTGCTTGCTCAGTTAGCTCAAGGACAAGCCCGTAGTCTTCCGGGTGCATTATCTGAGAAGGAATTGGCATTCTTGCGTGAGGCTATCGGAACTGGTAACTTTACTGTTAATACTTTACGGACTGTTACTAAGCGTCTTCGTACAGATGCATTAGCATCTGAGATTGAGAATCAGGGCGCTCAGGAATATGTTTCTGGTGGTGGTGATTTAAACAAGTTTAACTTTGTTGAAAACCGTAAAAAGGCAATAGACCAGGCTAAAAGGCAAATTAGTGAGCGTGAAGCCAAACAAAGACGGATAGATGAGTTGCGGAAAAAACAAGGAGGCCAGTAATGGCGTTAACACCCCAAGAGCAAGAAGAACTGACAAGGCTTGAAACAGAACTTGCTGATTCTGTTATGGTCAGAGGTACTAGGCCAAAAACACCCGGAGAAGAATTTAAACAAGCGGTTGTGGAAAGCCTACCATCATTAGGTGGAATGATAGGCGGTGTTGCTGGAGGCTTGCTAACAAGAAGTGCTCCTGGTGTAGAATATGGGGCTGGTTTGGGGTCTGCTGCTATTCGTAGCATGATTGGTGCTGGTTTGGGTGGTGCTACGGGTGAAGCCGCAAAGATGGGTATTGAAGGTATTACACCATCTGTTAGGTCAACTTTAGGTATTCTTCGTGGTGGTGTTGAGCAGGCTGCGTATGACGGCATAGGTAATCTTGTGTTCAGTGCCGGCGGTAGGGCATTTCAGATCACAAAAGATGCTTTGTCTAAAAGGTTTGCTGGAACACCGCCAGAAGATGCTATTGTAGCTGCTCAGAAGTTATTACAAGAGGGCGGCGGAACACTAACACCATTCCAAGCTACTAAAGATTCTTGGTCTGGTTTTAAAGAGTCACTTGCAAGAGGTTCCTTTACTGGTAAGCCTGTGTTTGAAAAGGCTGCCGAGAAGAATGTCGAGGCTATTGCAAGTGCTAAAAATAAAGCCCTTGATGAGACATCTAACAGAATTTATGACAGTCTACAGACTGGCAAAGAGTTTGCAACGGCAATCCAAGAAGGCGATGATGCTCTAAAAAGCCTAACTAGGCCTTTCTATGAGGCCTTAGATAAGGCACCAAAGATTGCACAGCAGCCTGTATCTCTTTCTAGTATCAAAGGAGATGCTACAAAAGTTCTACAATCTGCTGATGCTCTTGGTGGTTTAACTCTAGGTTCTAAAGAGCGTGGATATATAGAAGCAATAAATACGTTGCCTGATAACATTGGATTTGCTCAGGCACACGATATAGCATCATCACTAAAGACAACTCTTCGTGATCTGAAAAGATCCTCAGAGCCAGATTCTAAGACGGTCTTTCGTCTAAGTAAGCTAGTAAGCGACCTAGAGAAACAAATGGACATTGCCGGTTCTAAGTTTTCTGGCACTGCAATTCCATTTGAGGGAAGACTTGCAGAAGAGCAGTCTGGCAATCTAGCACAGCAATACAAGTTCTATTCTAAGTTCTATAGGGACAGTATTCAGGATTTGTATTCAGATACGGCATCAAAGTTACTCAATAAAGACCCAGAGTTTGTTGGCAAATCCATCTTCCAAAACGGTAACGTAACTGCCTGGGAAGAGGCAAAACAGGCTTTAGGAAGAGCAAAGCAGTTAAATCCTAAACTTAATGTACAGCAAACACTAGAGTCGGTACAGCGTGGATACCTTGAAAATCTTCTTAAATCTGAGGGTTCTTTTGCCAAACTAGGCGATAAGATTAAGAACGATGAGGCAGTTCGCCGTACATTTGAGGCAGTTCTACCAAAGGCAACGCAGGGTCGTGTTAAAACACTTTTAGAGGCTGCTAAGTTGTCAGAAGGACAGCCTAGTGCTACTGCTCCTTTGTTCTTTGCTGCACAGCAGGCACAGACAATTGGCGCTGTCGGGTCATTAGGTGCCTTGCTTTTAAGCGATGAAGTCAAAGGACTTGCCGCTGATAACCCAATTAAGACTGCTTTGGTTGGCGGTACTATCCTTTTAGGTCCTCGTTTCTGGGCAAAAGCAGCAACATCACCTGAGGCAACTAATGCCGCCTTAGGTATTATTAAATCCCAACAGTCTGGTATTCCTTTAAGTGGAAATCTATTCCTAAAGGCTACACAGGCTTTTGAACGTGCCGGTATCCTAGCTGATGACCTTATTGCTAGATCAGAACAGAAGGCACAGCCAGTTGGCTTAACAGACGCAGAGAAAGAAGAGTTACAGCGGTTAGAAGCAGAAGTAGGCCAGTAACATGAGCGAACCAGTCACTCAAGTTGCCAAGGCTGCTGTCGCTGGCATCAAAGAGGCATTGGCGGTAGGCAAGGAACTGGAGTCAGTCACCAAGGACATTCAAGACCTTGGTAAGGCTGATGTGCAGGCCAGAGCCGCCTTCCGCAAGAAGCAGCTAAACAGGCCCAAAGATACCTCTGTGTTCTCTGCTGTTGAAGAATGGCGTGGAGTCTACGAAATTAAGAAGATAGAAGAAGAACTCAAACACGACATCATTGAGAAGCACGGCCCTGCTGCCTGGGCTGAAATAGAAGTCATTAAAGAGCGCATCCTAAAAGATAATAAAAACCTGACTGACGAGTACGGCAGAGACCTAAAGAAACTGGCTGAACTGAAGCTGTATTGCTTCTTAGCTGCTTTGGTGCTAGTTAGCTTTGCCTATGTAGTCGGTTATAAACCCTAAGGAACCCTATGCTATCCCTTATATCCTCCGCTATCGGCTTCTTTGCCTCTGGATTGCCACAGGTACTAAACTTCTTCCAAGACAAGGCAGATAAGGCTCAGGAACTTAAACTAGCCCAGATGCAGACTGAGCGTGAACTGGCACTGGCAGAGAGGGGCTTTTTAGCCCAGCAGAGGGTCGAAGAGATCAGGACAGACCAGATTGCCCTCCAGACCGATGCAGACCGCCAGGGAGCCGCTTTAGAGCACGACAAGGCTATTATGAATAACGCCTCTAAGTGGGTTGTTAACCTAAACGGCATCGTAAGGCCTGCTGTTACCTTTATCTTTGTGCTAGAACTGGTTTTAATCAATATTGGTCTAACCTACTTCCTGCTACAGGGCGGGTTAGGCAGTATGAACGTAGAGCAGTTTATCGCCGCTACGGATGTTATCT